TTCAACGAAATCCATACTCTGGAAGAAGCAAGAGCCGCTGCGGACGAAAAGCACGTGGAATATGAAGACCGCCACAAGAAGGGCGATATCCTGAACCTGTTCTTCGAAGAATTTGTTGAAGAGCATCTGATCCAGCCCACATTTGTTATGGACCATCCCGTTGAGATTTCTCCCCTTACCAAGAGAAAGCCCGAAAATCCGGACTACGTGGAACGCTTCGAGTTCTTCATGAACGGCTGGGAAATGGCGAACGCATATTCCGAGCTGAACGACCCCATCGACCAGAGAGCACGTTTTGCGGCACAGGAAGAGCAGTTTGCTGCCGGTGACGAAGAAGCCAACCACACCGATGAAGACTTCCTCAACGCGCTGGAAATCGGTATGCCCCCCACAGGCGGTATCGGCTACGGTATCGACCGTATGTGTATGCTGCTGACAGACTCTGCGGCGATTCGTGATGTTTTGCTTTTCCCGACGATGAAATCCATCGACAACTAATCCCCTTGTGCCACAAGGGTTTGCGGGTTTCTGAAGCGTGATTTTGGAGCATTTTACACCTAATTTACACCATTTGCTTATGAGCCCACAATAACGACCTCTGAAAAGACACTTTTGCAGACACGCAAGGGTGTTTTTTCTTTTGCTTTACCCCACATTTTACCCCCGTCTCAAACATGGGACGGAATACATATTCCGTCTGTTTATAAGAATGCTGCTGACGGTCAGCAACACTGTTATAAGCATACAGAAACCCACATAGAAGCTCACAGGAACGCCACCAAGCAGATTAAATTACTAAGACGACCTCTTGTTCACCGCGAAAAAGAATCCCCCAGAAACGCTTAAAATGGCGCTCTGAGGGAGTATATGTTGATAAGGCGGATTCGGTTATGTACTGGGTCTGCCTTATTTTTTTGCGCAAAAAAAGCAGACTATTCAGAAATAATAAGCCTGCTTTTTATAAATGCAACTTCATTATTGTACATATAAAGGGTGAATCATTTGTACATTATAAAGGTCATCAGAATCTTCTTTGACGAGAACTTTTATAACATACGCACCTTTACTATCCAAAGTGATGGTATCGACATTAACAATTTCAATATGTTCCTTGTAATCAAAACAAGCATGGTGAGTAGATACCTTGTTAGATAAATCAACGCTGAAATCTTTCAAATCATAAGACAACTGTTTTGATGGCTCTGCATCCAATTTCGTCAATCTGATTTTGAAATCCAATTTCTTATCGGAATCTAACGGGTTGTTAGAATTATTTCCATCTCTTGTTCCTCTAATGTTTACGAAAGTAACGATGTTGAATCCACCGATGATAAATTTATCATTTCTCTCCTTTGATTTTACTGACTCCAACATTGATGTGAAAGTCATGCGACCCAAATTCAAAAAGTTATTGTTAATGTCGTCAAAGCAACAAACATTAACATTTACATATTTCATACACATATTCTTACCCCAAGTAATTAAAAACTATATGGTTATCTTAAACTATTCTCATTAACATCGTTTTCACGTATTCCCGCTGTGGTTATTTTAGCATATGAAGTGTTAATATTCATATTACGTGAATGAATCTGAGCAGTATCTCTATTGGACTGAATTGTTAAAATCAATGCCCAAACACCTACCGCCAACGAAAGAATGCCGGTCACTAATTGAATCACTGTGACTACAATGGTTGCGATAGTATTGTTTCCTTGACAGTATAACACTATGCACCATATAACAAGTAAAAAAGTTACAACCAAAACAATCCCAAAAGCAATTATTCCAGCTATACGAAAAATCTGATAAATGGTCTTTTCAACTGCTTTTAGGTTATTCTCCCGATTCTTTTGGCGTATTTCCAATAATTGTTCTTTTACTGTTTCTTCATTTATTTTTTGTTTAATATCTGAGGTCTTATCGGGCGCACTCCTTGAATGAGGAGCTTTATTGGTGTTCTTCTTTTTGTTCCGAGAATGTCCCATCTCAACCACACCATCCTTCAATACATACTTTATCACATAGTCAAGGTATGGTTTCGACAGTGCTGGATTATTACAGTATATGCTGTGAAAACCAAAAATGACCTATGTTGCTTTAACATAGGTCTCTTGATAGTCACATAATTACCTCGATAGGATTTATGGAAACCTATTGTCTTTGGCAACGTGTATATTATATCACAAAAGAGGTATAATGTCAATAATTTTTCTGAAAATTCTTTGAAAATCCCCTTGACAAAAACGATGATATGTGATATAATAGTCAAGCTGTACATAAGGTCATTGACGGTTACCAGTTGTGGTAATCGTTTTTTTATGAAAATAAAGCAAGCGAGCTATCTTACGATTTTGTAAGATACTCGCCTTTTTCGTTGTCACAAAAGTAAATCGAGACATTTTCTTTCAGCTTACGCCTACGTCAGTCGGTGGGAACTGTCTCAAACCCTATCAAAGCTCCATGAACAACCGAAACTGACCCGGCTGTACACTTCATCACTGCGGCAACAGTCTTGCTGTTACCTGTTAATATTATACCCTATTCCATGAAAATAGTCAAGGAAAAGTTAGGCAGCTCGGTGGAACTGCCATTTTTTGTTTCTGAAATTTTACACCCACAAAATATCAGATTGTTTTTTGATTTTCTGTTACCTCGTGTAACCACGAACATCCTCGATAAACGTGTGATTACGCAGATGCTCCTCATACGACTCCTTGATGATTTGATAATTGATATCGACTTCACCGTTCGTCAGCTCACGTTCTTTGAGGAATTTTTCATACTTGTCGTACACCTTGAAGATTCTATTGAACTCTTCTCGGGAGACCATTGTGTTTTTGTTTTCAACTTTTGTCGCAAAGTCGATGATACGGTCACGGCTGTTTTGAACAAATATCTCTTCCAGCACCTTAACAACATCAGCGAATTTCTCACCCATCTCCTCGATGAACCTATCGTAGGTGACTGCCCTGTTGTTTACCCACTGCATCCAACTGTCGCGCTTTGCAATGTTGTCTGCGGAATAATGACCGTTTACATCTTCCAGAAGAATCTTCACAGCTTTCAAAGTTTCAGCCGCTTCGATTTTTTCCTGCTTTTTCTGTTTGAAGTATTTTCTGACGTTCATGATTGCCGGTACAGCTTTTCCCTTGAAGTCAAGGATACCGCCGATAATTTGAATCACCAGAAATACGCCAACGATAATGCCGCCAACTGTGGCGGGCAGTTTTAAGTATTCAATGAAACTAACCATAGGGCTTACTCACCCGCTTTCTGGGCGGGCGGGTTGACTACCTTAGTCATAGAGCAAAGACTATCAATCAGCTTGCTGACAACAGCAAGGTCGATGTCATAGTTGACTGTATCGGCAGATGCTTCAACCATAGCAAGAACCCATTCTTTACGTTCAGCGCCGGTTTCAAATTTCGTTTCGGCAATTTCCATATAGTCCATGACCATGTCAAGCAGAGCGTTCCAGTTCTTTTCCTTCACCGCTTTCTTAACATACTCAACAAGTTTGATGACCAGAGGAATAGCCGTTGCCAAACCAGCAAGGATTGATACAGCAAGTTCCAACCACTCCATATACGTTACCTCCTAAAAGTTATATTGCGGGGCTCTCATCGCTGCCGTTTTTATCGACTTGGGAGAACCCGTTAGCTTTCGCTGTCTCAAAAGTGATACCGCCTTCTTTATGGTCAGACTTCGCCATATTCAAATAGAATGAGCACACAACACCATGCGCTGTCCACGGCAGTCCAACCATAGCTGAGAGCCACGGTAAGGAACCAAGATAGCCCTTATAAATGCAAAGAGCGGCGAGCGCCAGCCCACCGATTGTTACGACCCATAAGAGCCACCTGATATCAGCAATCAGTTTCTGAGAATAATCCAATCGCTTTCCTTTTTTACCACTTTTGGACACACATTTTTGTGTACCCATCTTCTTCATTACGCTTTACCCATAATCTGGGCGAAACGATAGAGGACGGTTATAAACTGTTCTCTCGTGAGAATGTCCGCCCACATACAGTTCGGTTCGCCATCAACGGTAGAACCGTTGCCGTTAATCAAACCGTTACTGATAGCCCATGCGCGAGCTGCTTCGCTCCACTGACCTGCGTCATTGTCCTGAAGCTCTTTACGCATTTCGAGCCACATTTCTTTGAATTTAGCCGCATCCATATCATCGTCCTCCGTTTCCAAGATTTCGGCATCCAGCCGTCTGTTTACCTCTTCTGCAATAGCAGAATGGCGTTCATATAAATAATCGCCGGGACAGGACTTGTAAGCGAACCAACGGTGCACCGTCATATTCTGCTTGTCCGTTTCACCGACAAGAGATTTGTCTCCAAGCCATCTGAGTCGCTTGATACCGGGGTTTCGCTTGCAGATATCCACAAGCAACCGGATAAGTCCTTCGTATGCGGCATCGGTGACAGCATAAGGATGTGTGGTGTCGCTGGCAACTTCAATGGTGATGGCTCTATGGTCGTTGTCAGAGCCTGAGATTCCGTTCACTCTGATGGGGTTACCATTCTTGTCTTTGCCGCCCGAACACCATGCGCGGTCTTTTTCCTCGACATACATACCAATCCTGCCATCCTTGCCAACACCGTAGTTGGACGAAGCGCCTCTGGATGATTTGGCAAACAAAGCGCCGAGTGATTCTACGGTACACTGTCCTACAACACAGTGAATCGTAACTGTGTCAATCTCACCGCGTCTTGGGCTTGTCTTGTTCGGTGAAATCAACGTGTAATCAACGAGTGGGCTGTTGCTCATAGCCACATCCCCTCCTTTCTCTGTACTTGCGTACTTATCAAAGTAAACCTGTCCGTAACTTGCACGCTTCTCTTGGACAGAAATTCCCTGATTGGCGGGGCGCTCAAATTTGAACAGTATCTCATTCGATGCCTCTAAAACAGAAGTGGCGTTCCTGAGCAAATCAAGAACGCCGCGATATCCGTCATTCAGTTCTTTCCATAAGAAATCGAGCTGCATATCCAAGTCACCGATTGACTTGCCTGCCGCCTGTGCAAAGTTCAGCAGATTCTGCTTTCGGCTCCAGTATGTCCACTGGGCAAGACCGTAGCCTGCGGAATCCTTGACAAAGTTTGTGTACGTACCATTGTCAACAGATTCTGTATATGTAGCGTCGGTGTAACCGAGCTTCTTTTCAAAAGTCTGCTGCAGGTTTTTGGGATTTAACGCAGATTCAGCATAGAGGTTGCCCATAAGACCCGCTACGCCGAAATCATTTAATCCCTTGGATTTCAGATAGTTCCATATGCGCTGTTCGTTTGAAGCCATATGAACCCACCTCCTTTGCTTATAAAACTACACTTTGGTTACGCCTCAGATTCTTCAGAACCCTCGGTGTAAACTTCCCAGCCTGCGGGATAAGCAACAGGACTCCATACGTTATTGTCGATGGTAGAAATGTAAAGCACTCCTTCGTAGCTTACAATGTCACCGGTCATATATGCATCAGATGTACCGACAGGCTGAGACCATTCAGGATAGCCCTCCTCGGTAATGCCAACTGCTTTGAACAGACCGGTTGCTGAATCCGGAGTCCAGTCCTCCTGCGAAGTGTGCGCCTGCAGACAAACATAGAGCTGCGGGTCGCCAACCTCGTTCACGCCGTAAATGCAGTATTCACCGACTTCATAGGCGTATCCTTTGGGGTTCCACGGGTCAAAAATGGTAGCAATCATAAGTACCTTCTCTTCGTCCAAGGTACGGGCGAAGAGCTGCAGTGTATAACGGAACTGCTCCGCTCTCTGTGCCATCGTCATTATTCAGCCACCCCCAGTAAAATATTGATTGTATTTGCGATGCCATACATTTCTGCGCCGCCGTCGATAGCGGACACGATAACAGTATCGGCACCTTCGATGTCTTCGTGACCTACCAGATTATAAGGCGTACTCTGGAAAGCCACACCGATTGCATTTTCTTTGTCGGTAGGTGCGAAGCAACCATTCGCACTGATTTTGATATAATTCACGGAGTCGGTGATACCAAGCTCCGTACCGTCGATTTTGATAATACGATACATTATGCATCCTCCTTTGCGCCAACTAAAGTTGCAATATGGCGAAGTGTAACAATGTCTGCGTTGAAAAAGTCATGGTTCCACAGCCAATAATCTTCGTAAGTGTCACGCTTATATTTCTGACACACGGGGTCATCCCACACCTTGTCCCATCGAGTCTGATAATCATCATCTCGCTTGGCAAGCGTTTTCTGAATTGCCTGTGTCAGCTTGCCGCGCATCATTCCCATGCCGTCATCGTTGACAGCAAAAAACTGGTGAGCATTGTTGCTTGTTGCGTAGCAGATGGTCTTGTCCTTATATGTGATAAAGACACCGTCACACTCACATTCGGTCATTGCGGGAAGATTGACATCGCCGCAGATTGCCTTGCTCTTAAATCTTTTATGAACAATATATTTCATTACCTTTGATTCCTCTTTCTCTGAAGTTTTCAATTCTCTCCGGCGAGAAACCGAAGATTGCATAGAATAGCCTACGCAAGCGGAGAATACGACCGTGGTCGTTGTAACATCCAAAATAGGCAAGGATGCCGTTTACCGATGTCCACAGGTCTTCGTATGACATTTCTCCATTCTGTATCTTTTGATGGAATGCCTTGAGCTTTCTGCGTGCTCTCTTGACACCGTCCCTGTTGCCGTTGACGATGACCTTACCCGTCTCTGTCAGAGTGTATTTCGCTTTGCAATACTTGAATGGCTTGACAAGCGGAATGATTCTGGTCTTTGACATACTGATGGTGAGCCGTAAGCTCTCGGCTTTAGCCACTACAAGCTTCAAAATTTCCTTCGGATTTCTGTCGGGCGGCACGATGATATAGTAATCGTCCATGTAGTGACCAGCACACTTGAGAGATAACTGACATTTGATATAGTTGTCCAGTGCTGACGGAAACGCAATCATTTCAGCCTGACTGGGTTCAACACCAAGCGGTAATCCCAAACCACCGGGTACGGTGTTTACAATATCGTCTGCTATCTGTCGGATGCCGTCATCCAAAAGAAACTTTCTGTGTCGCTCAAATACTTTTTCGTGTGAGACCGTTGGGAAGAATTGTTTGAAGTCAACCAGAATGACGCTGCCTTCACGCCCATATCGACGGAAATGGTAACGTAAGTCCTCACGAAGTTCACGCTTTGAAAACTCAAAGCCTTTGCCCGGTAGACTTGCGCCATTGTTCCATATCATGCTCGGACGATACAGCGGTAGGAGAACCTTTCTCGTAAATGTTTTGTGTATCTGACGGTCTTGGATTCTCGGTGCGTCAATCGGTCTGGTCTTACCACGCTCGGATAACAGAAAATGTACATATCCTGCGGGTTTCCATTGTTGTTCCAATAACAAGCGTCTGCGTCTGGCTGTGCCTGAGAACAGATGCTGTTCGAACCGCTGTGTACTGTTCTTCCAACGTACACCGTTGCAGCATTGCTTGCCTGCGGAATACAGGTTATGGTATGTAAATACCTCAGCGAGACCGCCGACCTCAATACTGCGCTGAACTCTTCTCACTTCACGTTTTGCTTTGCGTCGCTCGTAGCGACCTTTCCTTCTACTCATAAAAAATTATTCGCCCTCCGTACAAGTGTTTTGTAGGGTATCTTATAACTTGCTTGATTCATGCACATGAAACGGGTTAAGATACATCACCCGCCATGCACGCACGGGATGTCCGGCGGCGTTCGTGCCTGAATATCAGAGGGCAGTTTCGGACTTTCGTCACAGGAAGCATTTCTCCTTTCGTAAAGGTCTTACTTCACCCTGCTTCGGGTTTACTATGATTGACCTCAACCATTTCTGGTTTACGAAATCCGGGGCGAGCCCATTGGAATTCCTTGCGTTGTTATTGTTCGCATTGCCGTCCGTGTTCACATTGCAGAAATTGTTGCTGTTGTTGTAATTAGGGGAACGCTCCCACCAATTAGCGGTGGAACACTGAGGACTAAAAAACGCCCAGCGACAAGGTTTACAGAAGTGCACCTAATGAGATTAAAAGTCTTTACCTGCCTTTGTCACTCTTGAGCACGTTGGTCAGCAGGGCATTCTCTTGGTCGATTAACTCACCAAGCTCCTGCGCCATATGCTCCAATTTCTTCTTTGCGTCAGACGAGCCCACTGTGTTCCCACTTGATGTGGTGAAACACCCTGACGGATTGGTCATCATAAGTTCATAGCAATGTGCAAGGTGCACATCGAGCGCCATCAGTGACGCTCTGGCTTCAAGCAGATGTGTCTTGCGAAGCTCTTTTCTTGTTTCATCGGACGGATAGATACTGTTCGCCTTTTCGACATTGTCGAGAACTTCGGAGGCAAGATTTGCCACCTGCGATGCCATCAGCCTTGAATATCTGGATGACAATCTGGAAAGAAAATTGATTGTCTGAATGTAGATTTTGTTTGCAGAATTTACGAACTCCGCTTTACTCTCAGACCGGTGTGCTTTGAGAACTGACATAAGCCTCTCCTTTCATTCGTTTTTTGGATTTTACTGCGATTGTTTGCACTGGGTGGGGGTGCAACCCTAATCACAAGGGGTACACCCCCGCCTTTTCCTCACACAAAATAAGCATCGGTGATGGGGGATTGGGAGGGGGTGCGAGGTTCCCTTGCTATACCGCAGAGGGTACACCCTCATTGTGCCACAATGGTTTCAGCCTGCCCACTTGCGTGGGCTGCTTCTGAATTGATACTGGATTAGACCCTGAAAGCCGGGGCGAGCCCATTGGAATACCTTGCGTGGGCAAGGTTCGCAATGCCGCCCGTGTCCACATAGCAGAAATAGTGGCCGTCGTTGTAATAAGGGGAACGCTCCCACCAATAAGCGGCGGAACCCGTTGCACTGTGTCTGTACTTAACCTTACTATTTCCAGAAGAGAAGTAGGTGTACTGTTTCTGGTAATTCTGCTCTGCGGAGTTGGCGTAAGACCTCGTACCGAAGATTTCGAACTCAGCCAGAAGCGGGAGGTAGTCAACACTCGTAGTTACATTGGATGCCGTATCAGTACCGCCACCAGTATTGTCTGTGTAGATTGTCATGGGCTTCATAACTGCACGCAGGTCAGAAGGCAGAGCTGCCATCAAAGTACCCGAAACAGGGCTTGTTGCAGTTGTGGTAGTTGCATTGCCGCCATCAGTATTGGTAGAACCAAGCACGTCATAACGGAGGTCACAGCCCTTCCAACCACCACTGTTTGTGTTGGAACTGTGGTTCATGTTGAAATACTTAGTTCCGTCTGTTGAATTGCTACCGTACTTGCTGTCAATCAAACAAACATCTACACCACTGGATGCCGCAGTCTTAAACGTACCAAAGTCGATAGTGCCTGTTGCACCATTGTGAGCAAAGCCCAAGATGTAGACATAGTAGGTACCGCTGATAGACTGCGTACCAACCGTACCGCTCACAGATACAGCCTTACAGTCGCCGACATCCCAGTAGCTATCACCGGTGCCAGCCGCTGCAACATCACTGATAGTCGCCCAGTCATTGTCGTTCAGGGTAGCACTTACGAACTGTGCAGTAACAGCAATGGTCTTGTTGCTCGGTGCTGTATGGTTCGTACCAGCCGCCACCTTAACGGTAATAGTAGCAGAACCTGTGGTCTTGTTTACATGACTGATGGTAATCGTATTACCGCTTACACTTACAGTCGCAACGCCCGTGTTGTTGGAAGTAGCAGTAATCGTACCATCGCCCGCACGAGTAACCGTAACAGTCTTGGTCAGATTGCTCGTGTTAAGCGTTACGCTGGAAGCACTCAGAGTAAGAGAACCAGCCGCCTTACCGATAGACCAAGTTACGCTCTTTGCAGTTGTAGTACCATCAGACCAGCGATAGTTTGTGGTAGGAGTAAACGTAGCAGTATAACTGCCCGCATTCGTACCCTTTGTCGTACCACCGATGGTCATATAAGTCGTGTTGTAATTACTCCATGAGGGAGTCTGTTCACTGCCGGAATAAGTGAGAGAGCCGCTCTGTGAAGGAACATTTGCAATCGTAATGCGGTTAGCCGTACCAGTCGTTCTCTGAGAAGTAGAAGTATTGATACCGCCATCAGTAGTTTCGGGGAAGAAACTGATATAGTATTTCGTACCGTTTGTCAGACCGGAAATCGTCAACGCAGTGCTGGAATACTGGTTTCTGGTCGTAACCTTGAGCGTATAAGCGGCATTAGCGTCATCCTTGCTCGTAGCATAGCTACCAGCTTTGACAACAATAGTGGTGCTTGCCCAAGTAGCAAGAGTTACGCCGTCAGATGTAATCGTAGCCGCAGGGTCAGTCCACTTAACGGTCATCTTGCCGTCACCAGCTTCAGAGGAAGCAGTCATGGAAGTAACGCTCCAACTGTCAATACCGGTTACCTGCGCAGTCGGAGTTGCATTGAATTCATTGTCTTCGCTTTCCGTATAGGCATTTGCCGTAGTATACGGGAAGAATTTATAGTAGTAAGTGACGCCATCCGTCAGACCACTGTCACAGAAATATGAGCTGGAATAAGCGTTTCTTTCCTTGCTGTCAAGCACAATCGTACCGTCACGACGGCTCGTAGGAGCAGAGCCAGCCTTACGAACAAGCAGAGTGCCGCTCCAACCCGCGAGAGTGGATTCAGCAAGTACAATGTCTTCAGGGTCAGTCCAACTTACATACACTTTACCGGAAGAGACAAGCGTTTTAATGTTGGAAACGGAAGCAAGTGTCAGTCCACCGCTGCTGCCGCCGCTGCCAGTTGGAAAGTTTGATAAAATAGGCATATATTCACCCTCCTTTTAACCTAATAAAATGATATACACAGGAATATCCGAAGTGGGCAATTCGCCGTCGGCAGCTATGGTGAGCGTGCCATCAGCCTGCCCAACAACAGAAAGCATTGCTTCTCGTGCAATTTCTCTCTGAAGCGTTGTTGCATCGTGTGCAACGTCAATAACACCGTTCTGTGATGCCGTAAGACCTTCAACAGCAAGCTCCTGTGTAAAGGGTGCATTAACACCTACCCATGCGGATGCAAGCAAAGTCGCGTAGATTGCCACACTGCTGTTTGCTTTTTCACCAAGGGCATTATCAATCTTAATCATGTTGGAATCTTCCGTTCCATTCATTTTTTCACGCCAGTCCAGAAACTTTTCGGTGTTATCGCCTGTCAGATGGAGTTTATAATTGGTTGTTTCGCTCATTAACTAACACCATCCTTTCAGCCGAGAAGTATAATCAGAATCGGAATATCAATCTGAGGTACTTCACCGTTTGCAGAAAATGTCAAACTTCCTGCACTTTGACTGGTCACCATCAATCCGGCGGCGCAAACGGCTTCATATTCGGAATCGGAACAGTTCTGCGGCAAGGAAGCAATACCATTCTGGGTTGCCCCGAGACCGCTAACTGTGATAGTTTGCTGCCCGCTGCTCCATGCGCTGGCAAGGAGAGTTGCCGTGATAGCGACACTTGCATCACATTTGTTGTTTAAGGCACTATAAACCGCTTCATCGTCGAAGGGTAACTGGGTATATGTTTTCGTGCCATCACCAGTTTTCGTTCTTGTCTTACCATCTGCCGTATCGACAATGATAATTTCGCCGTTCAAAATAACGGGATTATTAGTTGTCCAATTTGCGCTTGTATCTCTTTTGAGCTGGATACGGGCATCAAATTCTTTTACAGCCATCTTAACCTCCTAACAGCACAAAACCCGCCCCGTCTTTTGACGAAGCGGGTGTGCTTTGATGTGGATTTATTTCTGTTGTCTTAAATTAGATAACCTCAGAAGAGGAACCACAATTAAAGATAATGTAGTCACCATCAGTCTGAATCAGGTCGTTCACGTTGCCGGACTTTGCAATAGCAGCAAGGTCAGCATCGTTTGCCTTCTTCGCAATTTCAGTTTCGAGAGCTGCAATGCGACCGATAGCAGCAGTCAGGTCAGTAGCCAGAGCATACTTGTCCACGCCGTCAATCTTGAGGGCAGCCGCAATAGCGTCAGTAATCTGAGTAGCTACGGCAGTAGAACCTACAAGACCTTCGAGAGCGGCAATATCCTGCTCATTTGCAGTAACCTTGTTGCTCAGCTCAAGAGCGTCAGCAGCGTGGTCGTTAATCCAAGTTACCAGCTCATTGATGGAGTTCATGGTATCATCGGGGTTCTCCATGATAGCCGCAACAGCCTGAGCAATCTTGTAGTCAACGGAACCTTCAACAGCAGCGCCATCGTTCAGGAGAGCAATAGCATCAGCGTTAGCCTGAATGTCTTCCTTAACCTTAGTGTCATCGTAAGTAGCCGCAGACTGAGCTTCAGAAATCATCTGAACAACAGTCTTATCCGCAGGAACTTCGCCAACCTTACCAGCCAGAGCATCAACATCAGCCTGAGCATCATCAGCAGCCTGCTGAGCAGCGGCAATCGCCTCGTCCTTAGCATCAGCATAGCCCTGAGCATCGGTCTTAGTAGCGTAGTCACCGGCAGCCTGCTTGCCTGCGAGTGCATTCTCAACGTCCTTGAAGCTGTCGATGGAAGTACCGTCCTTAATAGCGGCAATCACACCGTCATTGGACTCAATGTACTCGTCGAGGGCATCCTGAACCTTACCGGCTTCCTCAGCACCCTTACCCTTGGGTTCATAGGTGTTAGCGAGGTCAAGAGCGGCAATGGCGTTGGCAATCTGGGTTGCAACTGCAGTAGAACCAACCAGACCCTCAACAGCAGTTACACGACCTGCCAGAGCAGTATCGTCATACTTGGGAATGTCGATTACAACACCAGTATCAGTGAAAGCGGAGTCAGCCTTGGATTTGGACTGGAGCTTGTACTGATAGTCGTTTACCTTAACGATGGTGTACTGAGTATCAGTATCAACGGAGATACCCATCTGCTCGTTAACGTATTCGGAGATGTAAGTGTCGATACCGGTGATTTCATTCGCCTTGTAAGTAGGCTTATCCGCAGCCTTCGCCCAGTCATAAACGTCAGCCGCAACGCCGCCAACGAAATTCAGGGAGTTAAAAGGAGTGCTGCCGTCACCAACCTTGAGCAGAAGCGCAGGCTCCTGAACGACCGCACCGGCTTCCGCAGGAACTACGACAACGCAAAGCTCACCGGAGAGGGGCGTGGGGTTGTTGTCAGTCCAGTTCTTATAGGTATCGTACTTTAACTGAATGCGAGTTTTCAAAGTCTTAGTAGCCATAATAAAATACCTCTTTCATTTTTTTATAGTGAGAGGCTGCCCTGAGAGACAGCCTCATTATTTGTGGTTTATTCGTGGTCTGTATTAGTTGGCAGAGCTGCCGCCATCCAATACAATGGTGTCACCGTCGTCCTGAACAAGCTTGTTGACATTCAGGGAGTTCACGGACATCGTGCCGTCTTCTGCGACAGCCACGCCGTTTTCGGCATCCGTACCCTTAACAACGCCAAGTGCCTGTGCAGTTGCCATCGGGATATCAACGCTCTTGTCCTCAGCGTTTACTTCGACTTCAACGCCGCCGACCTTGACAATCTCAATGACATTCGCCTGAGACCTCTCAATCTGAGCCTTCAGGTCATCAGTGAGGTTGTTTTCGGACAGACCTTTGAGTGTACCGGCACGAGCAGTAATCCACTCGTCAAGACCGTCTACGTTGCCTGCCGCGATAGTACCGCTGACTTCAACGGAACCGTCCTCACCAAGAACAAGCTTTTCAAGCTTCTCGGCTTCCTTATCGGAAATCAGACGGTAGCCTTCCTGAGCAGAAACCTTCTGTGCGAGAGCATCGGGAAGTCCGGTGACTTTCTCCATTGCAATCTCTTTTACAGAGAGCTTTCTGTTCGCGTCAACAGTGAATTCGTTCTCATCAGCAGAGTTGATGACGTTCTTTTCAGCGCCAACCTCTTCAAGAGCGGCGATTCTGTCAGTCAGACCGGTGATAGCAGTTTCAACCGCAGTCACACGCTCAGCAAGAGCAGTGAGGTCAGCAGCCTTAGCATAGTCACCAATCTTCAGACCGTCAATAACTTCCTGAATGTAGGCAACAACCGTAGTGGAAGTTGCGCCTTCGGGAAGCGTACCGACAAATGCTTCGAGGTCATCAATCGCGCCCTGAAGCTCGGTCTTATCCGCAGCCTTGAGGTAGTCGTTTTCGATAGTGGTTACTCTTGTAATCAGAGCAGCAGCACCGGTAGTATCAGAGAGAATCCAGTCGGCAACTTCTTTCAGGGTATCGAAGTCCTCACTCGTACCCTCGCCGAGAACAGTTGCAACAGCTTCCTCGATAGCCTCAGTCTTGGCAGTAGAGATAGCAGTCTCAAGCGCAGTTCTGTCCGCGCCTTTGAGGTAGTCATCTTCGATTGCTTTTACACGACCGGCAAGAGCGGTGTCGTCATATGTAGCGGCTTCCTGAGCCTCGCCAATCATCTGAACGACAGTCTTACCTTCCTCGACAGTACCAATCTTTTCATTGATAGCATCGACATCGGTTCTAAGACCTTCAATGAGAGTCTGAAGACCTTCGACAGTGGTGGAACTGAGTTCAACCCAAGTCAGCACACCGTCCTTATAGACAGGCTGGTAAGACTTGGCTTCCTCAAATTCTCCGTCCATGCCGAACAGAGAGATAACGCCATCCTCGTCCACAGAGATGGTCTTGCCATCACCTGTAGGAATCACACCGACAGGCTGGAGAGCCATGTTCTGGTCGATGTAGTAAACGCCAGTACCGGTTTCCTCGACTACGGCGAGAATCTGACCGGGATATGCTACGGCGTTATTGGTCGCATAATCTTCTGCATCGGCAAAGCTTGCATGAACGGCATATCTTTCCAGAGGAAGAGCAGCCGCACGTTTGAAGCTGACACCGGCAGACCATGTAGCGCCGTTATTTAATTTTGTGAAAAATTCAGTTACAGTCATGTTTTAGTACCTCCTTCTCCTTACCAAGTTAAAGTAAGAGCCTTAGTGTCGTAATCGGCATCAAGAGCTACATACCAGATTTCAAACTCGATGGAAGCAGTACCGAAAGTCATGGTAACATTCTTTGCCTTACCAATAGTAAGAGGAAGCTTGTTGCTGTCGGAAATGCCGGAAAGCTCCGCATTGTAACCGGAGGGAACAGCTACGAAGAACTGTCTCCAAGAAGCGGTTGCGGTTGCAGAAGTAGGCTTGGTCTGGTTGTATGCAGTACCATCCTTGACAGTAGTACCAAGAGCCTTGATTTCAGCCTCAGTGATATTTGCGGGGTCAGCAATCAGCGCACCGTCATACTTGAAGCCATAGAACATCGGTACATACCATCTGTACAGTTCCTTGGAAACCTCGGCAGTAGTGCCTGCGGAGATAGCCTTTGCGGGATACATCTTCTTCAGATTGGAAACAGGAATGTAACCATCGTCATAAGTTGCAGAACCCTTGACAGAGAAACTACCCTTAGCAGTCTTAACACCGGAGTTGACAGTGAATACATTACCACCAGTGGTCTTGGGGCTGATTTCGTTTGTGCCATCAGTCAGCTTGTAGCCGGTAGCATTTGCGCCGGTAGTGCCATTATTAACAGTCGCAGAGGCAGTAGCACCCTCTTCACCGGTTTCCTCGGTATAACCGTACTCATACTTACCGTCCTCGTAAGTGACAGTAACATCCTGAGAACCGGAGCTACCAACTTCAAGATACTTCAATGTACCGCTGACAGTAACAGTCGGGTCGGTCACGGAAATATCTGTGTCTTCCTTAACGTGGATAGTTTCCCACAGCTCATAGATATTTTTGCCGGTTGCTTCAATCGTTGCCTGACCATTGGTAAGTGTAATGTTGCCGGTTGCAACCGTAGTAAGCAAGTCTCTGTCAAAGTAAACATTGCCTGCATTGTAGTTGCCGTCCATTGCTGCCCAAGCTGTGCCGGTGTAGACAAAAGCAGTGTAGGAATACTTGCCCGTAGAAATCAGAGTCTTAACAACAAAGATGTCATCCTTCTTTGCTGTAACATCGAGTTCGGTCAGAACGCGGTCGATAACATCATTGTCAGATTCGCCGTCCTGCTTGACACCCTCATAGTGGTTTGCCATGACAGCCTTGTTTGCTTCATAAGCAGCAACAAGTGCCTCATAGGTGTCAGTACCGTTACCGTACACAACAACGCCGGTGTCGAGATTCAGACACGGTTCACCGGCTGCGGGAACAATACTCTTGTTTGTCTCCCAGTTCTCGGCGGTATCGCGTCTGACCTGAATAATTGTTTTTAATACAGTCTCAGCCATAATATCCTCCTAAAAATTCTTAATATAAGAAAAGCCGTCGGTATTAAACACCGGCGGACGTTCCTCCATCTATTCTTTTAACGTCGGTGATGTCACCGACCTCACTCTTAAAAGGCTTCAAGGTATTATCGCTCTGAACAATATACGGCAACCATTCGGAGCCGTTTTGAACAGTAAAGATAAAGCCCACACATGGGTAATTCTTTGCCCACTGTTCTGCCTCTGTCAGAGTCTCAAATCGTGTGCGCTCTGCAAGTGGAAACAGATTACCGTCTGCATCATAAAAGAGCATTTCGGAATCCATATCTCCCTTGGTGATGATTAGTGTATCGCGTGGGATGACACCACCATCAATAGCAGATTGCACACCGGTCTTTTTACCATATGCAACTCTTGCCAAAACACAGTCCTCCTATCTATTTAGAAATAAATTACATCGTCACTGCTTCCGCTATCTTCTGTAGAACTGTCGTCAGAACCGCTATCTGAACCCTCATCGGAACCAGATTCGCCGCCAAAATCTATAACTTCATCGGTAACATCCGCAGAAACGCTTTCCATGTCTATTTGATTTCCAATAGGAGTGCCATTCGCCGTGAGCTGTAAATAATTACCCTCGTCATCGTACATGATGTCATCGGCTTTCTTGGCAATGTCTTCAGTCATCTTTGCGATATCCTTATCAATATCTGCAACCTCACTCTCCATGGCTTTTTGGAGCTGGTAAAGAGCCGTCACCTGATGGTCGCAAAGACATTCGTCCATATTTTTGGATTCCTGCACGTAGAGCATACACTCTCCACTTTTTGAAATCGTGGGGTTTGACGGAGTGCCCGTATAAATCTGCAACCAAGTGCAAATCTCCCCGGGATATTTCGTCAGCTTACAGGTGACAGGAAGAGTGTACTGATAATAGGACTCTTTATATTTTTCATCCATACGTTCCAAAATGACAATGTCAGGAACGCCATCAGCACGGATATAGCTTAAATAAACCTTGGCAGTCAGGATGTCGATTTCACCAACTGTCAATGGAATCAAATAGATGATTTTGCGATTAAGGTTATCTCCCCTATAAATTGCATCGTTTACTGTAACAACAAGGTTCATACCTTCATCCAGCTTTATGTACACTTACTTCACCTCCAATCGTTATAAAATAATATAATCAACTTCTTCAAGCGTCATATCGTCGTAGGACAGGAGCGTATCTTCGTCCATTTCCTCAAGCATCCTATGGCGCTTCAATACTGTGGTAACTTCCGCAGCAAATTGTACTCCGTTCGATTCTGGCTCCATATATTGAATTATCCATTCAACTGCTTGGGCAAGAATGGAAACCACATTCTTAGCAACCTCATACTTGGTCGCATATTCCTCGGATAATTCACTTGTAATTTCAAATCCTGCATTGCCGCCGCCAAGTGAAAAATGAATCTCTGTTTCCAAAACACTTGCCGCAAGTTGCATTACGGTTTCAGAAGCTGTGTATAAGCGATAGCATAGATTCACGAGGTCTGCTGTAGGTATAAATACAGATTCCGCAGATAATGTTTTTTGTACCTGCATATCAGAAACTTGTGATGTGATTTCCATATTTGAAATCGGCTGCAAGATACTACGTTTCAGTACGTCTCTTACATTAACATTCGGATTCATCACTGAATTACCACCGCCAAGTGATTTTGCTATCATAGCATTCAGCGGAGCAACAGCAATATCCAATGCATTGTCAACCGAGGTGAACATTGTACGCAATGTCTCCAGATTGTTAGTGGGTGCGATTTCAATAACAGATGGAGTGGGATTTAATACATAGTGAGTCTGAAAATCCGCAGAAACATCAAGGCTGGTTCCCCAATTAAGACGTTCGATACATACTTTTATCATTTTGTCTATATGAGAAACCAGCTCGGAGTTGGTTTGCACGGCAACAAACTTTTGAAGCACATAGCTTTCAAGACAGCTTTCCAGAATCATTCTGTGTGCAGCCGTCAAGCCGTCACGAAACGGAATAGAGTAGACGATAATGTCGCATTGAGTAAGGCGATTGTTTAAGAAAATATCGAATTCCTTAGCCATATGCGACCCATCTCCTTATTAAGCAGGATTCTGAACGGACAGACTCAGATACTTTTCTTTGATTGTCATAATGGTAGCAGTTTCTACACTACGAGGTGTGGACAAAGTACCATACATCAGAAGATTGCCTTCACCGGCAGTCGGGGAATCATAAATAACGAAGTGGGTAATAGTACCCCAGCTTGCTGTAGATTCATTGAAGTTGATAGCCTGTTCGTTGGTAACAACGCCGTCTGCAGGTTCGCTCAGAGAGCTTAATCTGACGCGAGCATAACCGGCATCAACAGAAGGCTCAGTTACGCCACCGCCGCCTACATTGGGAGTGGAAGAACTCAGTCCGATGTAATAAGTGGTCGGGAGAGCGGGGGATGTTAAAGAGTTAAATACATTGCCCGCCACACAATTCAAGAAATAAGTGGTATTCATATGTTATCCTCCTTATAAATCCAAATCAGGGTTACTGACGGATAAAGTTTTTATTGATGTTGTTCGTGATATAAAGAATTCCCTGTTTTGGAATTTCGATATCTCCGTTTACATCACGAATGATTATCTGATAAATGTATTTGCCGCACAAATCAACCGTATCTGATGGTGTCAGAGTAACAGTCAGTACATTGTCGGCAGTTACATCATCATTGTAAATTGCCTCCATTGATTTAGTCAGAATGGGAGCCCCCTTCTTGTTTGTGAAACTCACAATGGAGAAATTGCACGTACAACCAGTCAGACTGAAAGGCTGTTTATTCTTATAGAAATACACATTAAACGCAAGGTTCTGTGTTTCACCGCCGACAAAGTCGATAGTCGGCAGTGTATATGGGCTGTAATCACAAGTCATATATCATCGCCGCCTTTCATTGTGATTATTTATCGGTATCAGAATCGTTCTTTTCGGTAACATCGGCATGACTAAGCAAACTCGCAATCTCCTCAAGCATAGCGATGCTTCCGCTGAGGTTGGCAAGGTTGGCTTTGCCATTTACACTTACACTATTCAGTGCGTTCAGAACTACGCTGATACGCTGCATAATATCTTCTTTCATACTCTAACTCCTTTTAATCATGATGTTGATATATTTGAGATAGCATCTTTGACCATGCTATTGATGAGCCCATACAGACTTGTCCATGCGCCATAATGACGCATGAAGATTTCATCTGCTTCCATGTTCATCCACAAGCCGAGTGCTTCAAAGCGCATATTGGTTGTTGCGTTCAGTACGATACCTTGATTGGAATACATTTCAACGATGTTGGTAATATTCACACCGTCACTGCCATATCCTCTTGTTAAGCTACCCCATGTACCGCTTTGTCCCCAGTAAATTTCAGCACCCACAAGAGTGGGCGAATAAATCATACTGCCGTTGATGAATGAACCGCCAGTGTAATTACCGTTGACAAGGTCGGCGATATCTGAGCGCAGGGTTCGTGCTTCACTTGTTGCAGTAGCACCCAAGTCATAAGCATCGTTTGCAGTATCAAGCGCTGTATCCGCTCTGTTATAGGCGCTGTTTGCCATTTGGTATGAATAACTGCTTCCAAGATTCGTTTCTGAAACAGTTGCCCAGTTGATAGAAGAACCAGCTCCCATCTTAATGCTACCTTTGACAGAGACATTTCCTAAACTATCGACTACGAAGTTACCGTTGCCAACATTGATACCATTCAGATTCAGATAGTCGGCAGTAAACTGATAACCGTCATTCATCATAGCATTTCCAAGCATATCTTGGAAGGTGGCACCGGCAACAGTACATTGGGTGAAAGCACCATTTCGAGCATACAGATAACCGTTCTTTTTTACTCGGAATGGAGCAGACTCGGGCGAGGAAGCACCCGCCCACATAGCATATAAGGAATGTGTGTTTGTACCAGAGCCATTCAGAGCTACATAGTTGGAACCAGAACCAGCATACAGATAGTCTTCGGCAATCGTGAATCCACCGATTTTGCCGGATGTCGCCATAATTTCACCACGGAAATATGCGCTGCCGTCACGGATATCCAAGAAAAAGTTTGCATTGTTTGGCATACCGTCTGCATCGGTAATGATGTCTCCATCTGAATCAATGAATGAGGGGGAGACCGTGGTTCCTTCGGTAGTGAACAAGCTGCTGTTGCCTGCAACAATACCATAATCAGGGTCGATAATGATATTACCGCCAGTCTGATTTTGAAGGACAAATGTTGCATTGTTGAGCCAAGCGCCAGACGCATCGACCATAAACTGCATTATGCCATCGTCGGTAGCATTTTCGATAACGAGGCTGTTACCTACAATCAGTTTACCACCGATAACCTCTGCGTTCACACCAAAGTAAGCACCGGTGCTTTCGGTTTTGAACAAACCAAGAGCAAGTTTGGCTGTAGCCCAGTTGTCATCGGACATAGCAATCATACTATCAACAATTCTGATTTGATAGTTTGAATCGCCACCCACATGAATACCTGCGCCATTGATAACTACACTTTGGTTAGATGCAGCAATAATAGTATTTACTGCGGCATCGAGTGAACTTTGCATGAAATCGGACACCTGTGTTGCCTGATTAGCCGCTTGGTTATATATGTATTTGTTTGCATCAAAACTGCGGCTGGACGAATAGCTACTCTCAATCATATCACTTAGCGTATTAACAGCATCGTGCCGTTTGAAGCGATTGGAGAATATGATAGAGAAACTTTCTTTATCTTCAAAGTCCAGTTCAAATTCGATGATATATGGCGTTATAGTTTGTTTGCCTCCGATGTTAACATAAACACCTTTGCCCAGCTCCAGTTTATTGCGAAACGGAGCAAATTCATTCGCAAACAGGAAGTTGCCTGATTCAACAGAGAACTCGTATGTGGGTGTTGCCAAATCAGCAAGAACACCAACACCATATTCGTATAACTCCATTTTTACAGAGTAACGCTTGTAGTCATTGATATTTGCAGTGAGATACATATTGCCGGAAGATGCATTGAACTGCATCTTGCTGCCTTTGTATGTGGTAACACCATCCTCGACGCGGGATGAGATGTTACTTGTAAAGCTCCGTATAGTACCATCCATCGTAATCATACCGCTGGATGCGGTTGAATTGTTTACTCTCAGTGACCCGGCATATATGCTCAGAACAAAATTGTTGCCAGTAACTTCGAGTGTGCCACGAATGATATCACCGCTGATGGGGGCACTTCCGCTGCAGGAAAATGAACCTCCGGTAAGAGAGTACATCGTTTTGTTAAAATCAGTGGTTAGGTCTATTTTCGTAATAGAGGAACCGCTGATATTGACCCCTTGATTGCTCAAAGTATAAGATGTACCCGATACGGATGTATCAATATCGGTTGCCACAAATGTATCTTCCGTTATATCCTGTTCAATCAAATAGTTAGACAGGATATTGTATTCTTCATCTGTGAAGAAATTGGTTATACTCAACTGTTCGACAATATTGTTGATTTTTGACACACATGAGGAAGAAATATCTCCATCAAGTTCACTTTCAATGTCGTTAATGAGTGCTGTTTGACTTGAAATCTCGCGCTTCTTTGAGGAAATTTTCGCATTGATACTATTCAGCACTTCCTGCTGTGTCTGCTTTCCTGTGGAAGTAGTTTCATTGGCAAGAGCCTGAATCGTTACACTTTGCTGAGAAATAAGAATTTCAAGCTCGCCCTGAAGCTCGGTCAGTTTAGCTTTTGCAGATAACAGCTTTGCTGTGATAGATGCGCGGAGAGCAGAAAGCCCCTCAAAATATGCGCGATTGTTTTGTATACTTCTTTGCCAGCTTTCGTATTTATCGGCAAGAGATTTTGGAATATCACCATTCGCAATGAAATGACTGATATCATATATCCACCCTGTACCAATGGGGTTCACTTCACGAATATCCAAACCATCAGCGCCATACGGACGGATTGCGGTGACAAGTTCGTCGCTGAGTTCTTCCACATCGACAGATTCGAGAAGATTGTCGAAATCTAAATAAATGGGGAGATTCGTGCGTTCTTCGTCTGCGTCATAGACGTTGATTGTTTTTTCATATGGGTCGAAAACAAAGACACAACGATATTTTTCGGGGGCTGTGTTATAAATAAACGACAGCAGAAAATCATCGTATTGGCTGAATGTTCTGTACCTCTGCGCGATTGTGGGTGAAATGTAACCTGCTTTCCACCCTATGGCAATTTCTAAAATCCTTCCGAAAAGTGTATTGGTGTTATACGGATTGGTTGCATCATAGAATTTGAATGTACCTTCCTCTAAGAAGAACTTCTTGGAATCAAGGAGCTTTTCGATTGAATAGCCTTTGATATGCTTGACTTCAGCAATACCGTCTGAATCAGTGGTTGGATTCATTGTCATGTAAATTCCGTAATGTTCCGTATAGATTACTTTATACCCAGTAAGTTCATCGTAAATCCAATTATGTTCGCCATCAATGACAGCGGGGATGTCGAATGAAATCTCACTTGGCTCTGAAAACTTAATATTCATTTTCAGGTTATATACACAAGGAATAACGCCAATGGTTTTTTCACCAAGGGTTTTGAGAACAAGAGTGGGAGTCTCGGGGATTCCACTTTCATTAAGCGCTAATTTTGCATAGTTCAGATACATGGTTATCCCTCCTTATCCCGCAACATTGTATAAGAATCTACCGGAGATGGTTAGGATTCCATTGCCCTTTACGGTTAGTGAATTATCACCATGAGCCAATCGAAAGAAATTCAAATTAAATCCATCGTAAAGGTTATAGCCATATGTTGTTTCTCGAACGATACCATTGTTGTTGTCAACAGTGACCATCACGCCATCAGATGTCGGAATGCCCTTGATGAGGAATTCTCTGTCATTATCTGCATGGTTTACAATACTCAAACTTGAAGTACCGACCGCAGGGTCAAACGAAAGATTCGGTTTGATAAACTCTCGGACAGAACTCTCATTTCGGAAAAGAATTGAGGTTTCGCCGTTAATCTGATATTGTTTTTCAAATTCGAAACCATACGCATATGGGCAATCACATACAACTGTTGCTTCGAATGCGACAGGGAGCCAACCATGAGCCAAAGGAGTCAGCTCAGTAATCAGACATCTGAATTGATACAATTCCATGTCAGGTTGGTCGATTGAAAGCCACTGGTAGTCTTGGTGCCCTGTCAGCCAGAAACTGATATCCTCCAATTCATACCTGTCAAGAGTTCGTTCTGAACCAAAAACAAGTTTGAATTGCAGGGGCTTTTCATGATACTTCACGCCGAAATGAATCGGCTGTATACGATTGCTGATTCTTTGTTCAACGATGGACGCTCTGTTGCCAAACGCCACATCGCTTTGTCCATTTCCATCGAAATCATAAATCATCATGCCGTACATCAAAGAAGACTCACCGGCAAATGAAAACTCATAGGAATTAAAAATCGCGTCCACCTCCAATCTAATATTATAAAGGTGGGGAGTTGTATCGCTCCCCACCATGTGCTTATCGTTTGATGTTCAGTTGTTTCAGAACATCGTTGACGAACTGTCTGTTTACCTCACGGTGTTTTTCAACGGTTTCGTCGTTTGTGCCTGTGATATAAACATCACCGAATTCAATATTAACACGTTTGTCCTCGGTAATTGCTGCCAGTTCATCGGCAGTGGTTGCGCCCTTTCTTTGGAAGAGCTGGCTGTATCCAACATTTTCGATGAGTTTACCGAACCTGTCGGAGAGGGTTGTTGCAAAGTCAACCAGTCTGAAAAGGCTTGCTTGCTGTTCATCGGTGAGCACCATCTCTCCATTTTCCAAAACTGCAAAAGTCTCGTTCTTTTTCAGAGTGGAGAGACCACCTACGATACCGCCGTCATGGTAACAGTCGTACAGTTTGCGGCTACTGCCTACACTGCCAAGATACCATACACCATCAGCACCGCGTACCAACTTTTCACCAAGCAATGCCTCGATTTGTGCAGCAATCTGTACATTAGCATCTTCAAGTTTATCTCGCTCGCTTTCAGAAGCATTCCACCATGCAGCGGAATTGGCTTCCATGCGGTCAACCAGACTGGAGACTTGAAGAACCTTTTGTTTGCTTGCATTTGCTTCAGCGCTATAGTTACCTGCGCTGCCAAGGTTTGTTGTGCCGGAAGCTGGTGTGATTGTCGTATTTTCTGCTGCATTGATTGCCGCAGTAATACTGCTGACCGCCTGCACATAGCTTCCATATTCCTGAACTGCTAAAGAAGCAGCATTCCAAGCACTGACTAAATCTTGCTGCAGGGTACTACCGTACTCATAGTTATATGCCAAAAGGTCTTGGTAGAGTCCATTCCAGTCATTGTTGATTCGCTCAATCGCTAACTGATATACTTTTTCCGTACTGCTGACAGTTTCTTCAACTGCCGCAATTTCCTTTTCCTTTTCAGCACTATAAGCATCTGCCATATCATCAAGCGTATTCTCGTGTACTTCGAGCATATGGTCAGCTTGATAATCGGTTAACTCCTCTTGCAGGTCTGCAAGTTCCTCTTCAAGCGTTATCTTTTCAGCCTGTGCTTCACGGCTGTCATCCAGAGCAAGTGCGTTGATACGCTCTTGAATTTTTGCGATTTCTTCAATCTTATCTGCGAGTTCATCTTCATAGTCGGCTTCTTCTTTGGTCGCTTCAAGCATTTCTTTTTTCAGTTCAACGATTTCTTCATAGTCGGAAATCTGTTCTTCTAATGCTTCAACCTGTTGTTCAGCCTCCCATTCAATAAGCTCCATTGTATAATCGAGAATATCGTCAAGCGCTTCTTTCTGGTCTTGCAGTGCTTCTTTACGAGCGTCAAGCTCTGCCTGAAGCATATCACTGCGGGATTGAGTTGTACCACTCATACTTGCGCCAATATTGGCAATAGCATTATCTGCGAGGGCACGCAGATTATTGATATTGTTCAGCGCCGCAGTGTACTGCGAATCTTCCAAATTCAGAAGGGCAAGGTTTGCATATACAAGACCCCATGTTGCATTGGTTGCATTATTGGTTGCATACAGAAGACGTTCAAGCTCAGCCGTGTTGCCAGCTTCAAGAGCCAAACGTAACTGCTCGACATAATTCAAAGCAGATTCAACTGCAAGCTGTTCTGTTCGAGCGGCGATTACATTCTGAATGTTCTCTTTGTTGATTACAAGCTGACCGTTTTCGTTTTGCAGGAAAGCCATGTATTCAACACCGAGGTCAATAATGCTTTGCAGACTGTCGATGGTAATATAACCATATTCGGCATACTCATCAGCAGCATCACTCAGGGTGGTATATACATTCTGTAAATCGTCAACTGCGCTTTGCGCCTCACTAACGATTTCGTTCAGGGAAGATATGACTTCATCTTCAAGATTACGCGCCTCATCAATCAGGTTTTGAACAATATCGTCTGTAATGTCAAATCCCTTTGAGGTGTAATATTCGATTTCGTCATTGATTGCTTTCAGAATAGCACTGTAGGAACGGCTGATTTCAGATGCACTTGCACCATCAGCCTTTAATTGCTCAACGGAGAATTTGCTGTCGTTAAGATAGTCATCGAACTCATCTTGACGTAACTGCGCAATATTTTCTTCGTACTCCCACCATTGCTTCTGAAGCTCTTGGATATAGTCGTCGTTTTCCTCAAGACCAAGCGCACGGTATTCTTCCGCTGTAGCATGAACCGCTTCTTGCATCTTACGGTAGATGGCGGCGATTTCGTCGGCACTACCTCCATGCTGTTCAAGCATGAAGATATCGTGTTCATAATCACCGATATCGGCATTGAGAGCATCTTCGTGTACACTCAGAATATTGTCTCTATAGCCATACCATTGCTTCTGAAGCTCTTGGATATAGTCGGAGTTTGCATCAAGACCAAGATTCATGTAGGTTTGAATCTGTGCCTCGATAGCAGACATCATGCCGGAATATATCTTTACAATTTCAGAAGCTTCCGCATCTGCGTTTTCAAGCAGGAATATACTATGTTCGTTATCATTCAGATAATCATCGAATAAATCTTTCGTTTTATCATAGATTTCTTCCTGATACTTATAGTAGTCATCCAGTTCAATGAGGTTGGTATCATATGCTGCTTGGTAGGCTGCTGTCAGCCAGTTCAGATAGTCTTCGACAGATTCCTGCTCCATAGCCAGCAGATGCTGGTGTTCTTTATACTGTCTGTCAAATTCCGTTTCTGTTTTTTCGGTTCGATTATTGTTGGTCGTTGTACCGAATTTATACTGGTCGGGGGAGAGTAAATCTTCAAGGAGCTTATTGATTTCGGCAAGTCGTTCTGTCTCGGCTATTGTAGCATTGACATACTCTTCCAGTCCGTCAACCCAGCTTGCTCCGGCTGCAGATTTATTGAAATACTGTTCCCACGCAGTGACATAATCTTCAAAAGATGAGATAGAATCTCCGTATTCTTCAAAGATTGCATCGACCGTATCAGCAGTCTTTACGTTATTTGCACCCTTGATTAAGTTCAGCCGAGCTTGAGACTTAATAAGGGATTCGTTTATTTTAAGCTCTTTTGCCTTTTCAGCAATGAGTGATTTGACAGCCGCTTCTTCGATTGTGTAACCCTCAGCGGTTTCAATGACCGCTCCGGTCAGCTCGGGATACTGTTCAAGCAGTTCCAACATAGCGATGGAACTGTACGATGTTCCCTCTTTTACTGAGCTGAGAACATCAACCAAGGACTTCATTGATGAAAGAGTTACCTCGGTTTCTTGGTTCGCAGAAGACAGAGCTGTGCCATACAGATACAGCAACTGAATCTGGTCTTCGGTAGCGCCGTTTGCCGCAAGCATCGCGCCGTATTCCTGCATCAATTTGTCAACAAATTCACCGAGAGTTTCACTTTTCAGTTCAATCTTACCATTTGTAAAATCAAACAGGTCTGCATAGTCCTCCCCAAGAGCAATGACATTATTGTATGTGTCTGTGCTGACAGAACCCATATTGCGGTATTCGTCAGATGCTGATTTCAGAACACTAATGATATCACGGAATTTATTAACCGTGTCCTGCGGTGTTTTGCTTGACTGAACTGTCTGTTCAACACGGCTCCATTCTGTTATCAGGCTTTGAAGAACGGCAACGAATGAGTCTCCGCTGATGCCAATCTGGTTGAATCCGTCAACAAAGTGTGTTTTGAATTCATCAATAGCATCAGGCGACATTGATGCAAACATCGTATCAAATGCCTGCGTGATGTTATTGGCAAACTCTTCTGATGTAATCGTACCCTTTTTCAGTTCATCCTGCCAATCAGTAATATTAGCAAATGCCTCTTTTACCTCTGGAGCTGCAAGGAATAAAGGTTCAACGATATAATCATCAATATATTTTTGAATATCAACCTCGTCAGTCAAGCCAAGCGAGCCAAAATCCAAGCCAGAGACCATGACTTCGGCAATTTCCTGCATTGCGTCATTTAAGTCTTGGAACATGAAGTCGGTTTGCATCCAGCTATTGACAACGGGATTTAACTGTGCCCATTTTGCGGCAATTTTAGATTGATAATCGTTAATAAGTTTGTCATACCGCTCGGTAACGATTGCAAACTGGTCGTCAACATAATCCAAAAGGAATTTGCTGTTGTTTTCTAATGGAGAGTAATCCCAGTCAACTGTGAATACATAACCGTTATTTGTACCTTGCCGGTTGTCAACCATTACAGCGCCGTGAATTCCAAGTTCCTGTGCTTTGGCGATAAAATCTTCTGCGGCTGCTTTGCCTGCATCAAGAGTTGAGTATGTGCCAACGCTTGTTGGGAGACTTCTGTTCATGAAGTCTTCGTACACTTCACGGTACTCGTCTTGAATATCTTTCAGCTCATCAATTTTCTTTTTGTAAACCTTATTTGAGTCTGTGATATTATCAAGAACGTCTGGCATCGTTTCAGCTATTTGCTGATTTGCCGCATTTCGCTGTGCCTCAACAAGAGCATTCAGCGAGTTAGTAAGGGTATCCGCACTATATGAGAGGGCGAGCATAGCATTACCGCTGCTGTCCATACCCATATTGATTTCGGGGAACATATCGGCAATCTTGTTATTGAGCTCCAAGAATTCCGCATATTCCTCGTCAGTAAGACTGACGTTTTTACCAAATTTATCAACACCCTTTGCCAATTCAGCAAAGCGCGGGATTACATCATCTGATGTAGATTTAAGGTCTCTGTAAGCATCGGCGGCATTGTCAATCTTCAGCTTGAGCTCTTCATATTCTTCATTGAGTTCTTCAATGGATTTATGATTTGCTTTATACGCTTGGACGCACGCATTGACAACCTGTGGAATGATTACCAAAGCGGCGGCAATACCAACCATTGCAACCTGCGCCGTAGTTGCGGCAATACCAGCCGCATTTAACGCAGCAGTCAAACGAGCAAGAACACCAGTAGATGAACCGTATACCACCATTGCACCAGCAGATGCGCTGTGGGACGCTTTTGTCATAGCGGTGAAAATTTGCATAGCGGTTCCAAGTTTCTGAATGACAGAAATCAAGGACTTTATGCCTGATGCAATTTTCGTAATACCGGTAATAAGCGCACCTTTAATAATGTCTGCCTTGATTACTGCAACTATCGAAGCGGTAACTGCCAATACTGTGTTTAATCCACCAAGTGCATCTACAACCTTAGCGATTGCGTTCAATACGTTAAGCAGACCAGTACCAAATTCAACAATAGTTTTTACGAATTCGGAACTGATTAAAGTAGTAGACAGTTCTTCAAAAGCTGCCTTAAATTCAGCAATCGTACCCTTGATACTTTCGAGGTACTTTTCATTTTCTGCAATAGCAGAGCCAGCCGCATCAGCAGCGCTCTTAATTACATCTTCTGCAACTTCAAAGTTCTCAAGCAGAGACATAACGACGTTGCTGTTACGCTTACCGCCAATCATCTCAAGAATGTTGGCACGGGATATATCAGATAAGTCTTTCCAAACTTCAGAGAGTTCTTTCATAATCTGATAGGTTGATTTGAAAGTGTTCTCGTCAATTTGAATATCTACGCGATTACCAGTCAAAGCAAGGATTTCTTCACGAAGTTCAGAAACACTGTTTGCCATTCCCTCAGTGCTTTCGCCTGCTTCTTCTGCTTCAGTTTTCGCAGCACGCAGGAACATTGAAACAGTTTTGAGCGTGGTACCAACCTTGTCAGCATCCTGCACTGTACTATTTGCTGCGGTAATGAGGGCAATACTTTCATCCAGAGTGTTGTTACCTGCTGCGAGCGCAGATGCAGAACGAAGTAATGCGTCACCGACACCCTTTGAGGAGATTGCAAAGTTATTGCCAACCTCGTTGAACTTGTCAACAATGAACATAGCATCTTCGGCTGCAACACCAAATGCCTTCATCGTTGAAATGATACTTTCGGAAGCCATCGTGATATCGGTGATACCATCACCAACATTTTTATATACGATTGCAGCATCAGCAAGAGCCGCTGCTTCTTCTAAGGAATATCCAAGACGAGCGAAATCTGCTGAGGCAGATACAGTATCAGCGACCGTAGCTCCTAACTGTTTAGAGCGAGTTACTGCAGTTTCAAGGAACTTCGAATATGTTTCTTCTGTTTCGTTTGTGACCTTGCGAAGCTCTGTCATTGCCGTATCAACTTCAATAACAGCAGATACCATCTGTTTCAGAGCCTGATATACCTTCATGATAATCTGAGAAACAGTTAACCATGAGGAGAATTTACCTGCCAATGTACCAATTCTATTGGTGAACGATTTGGTATTTTCACCAGCCTCTTTGATAACATTGGATGAGTTGGCAAACTCTTTATTGATACCAGAAAGACGTTTCTTAATTTCCGCCTTATCCAGATTGTCGAATTCGCCCTGTAGTGTTTGTAAGCGGTGGATGTATCCATCAAGGTTTGCATATTCACCACTGGTCTTACCGGTTTCTGCAGCGTTCCAATCCTGCTGGGCTTTACGAATTCGAACAATAGAATCTGCAATCTGTTTATAGAGATTGTTTCGCTCAGTAGCTGTGCCATATGCCTTTTGTCCCGCTGCTGCCGCCTCTTCGGATGCCTTTCGTTCAGCGTCAATAGCAGCAAGTCTGCTTTGGGTTTCAGCCTGATGTGCAGCAGTAACCAACTCGGCAGCTTGACGTTCTTGCAGAATCTTATTGATATTTGTTTGAATAGCGGCACCTTCTGCTTCGAGTTCGGCTCTATATGTACCAGAAACGCTATTCTTGCTTGCACGAACTGCTTCAATCTTAACTGCCCATTGCTCATATTGTGCTGTTAATTCTGCAATGCGAGAACGCTCTTCTTCGGAACCTGCACTCTTACTAACAGAAGAAAGCGCAGTATGTACAGATGTTTTCAGCCCACCAAGAGCCTCCATCTGCACCTTAAACTCAGCGACTTTTCGAGCCGCTTCAGTTGCATCGTCACCAGCCTCCTGCATCTTCTTTTTGATTTCACCAATGCCCTCGGCTGTCAGGGTAATAGATGTCCCCTTGTCCAAATTTAATGTATTGATGACGGCGTTTAACTGCTTCTTAAAGTCAGTAACGGCACCGGCACCAAGTTCAAGTTTTGATACCTTAATGGAGAATTTCTCGCTATTACTCAAAGCATCGAGCTTTGTCTGTAATTGGCTACTCCATGATTTCTGACCGCCTTTTTCCGTGTCTAATCCAACTTTGACCTTCAACGGATTCTCGTTCAGACTTTTCATAATCTGACCGAGCTGACTTTGTATCAG